ATCTTATAAGTAAGTAAACGTAAATCTTTATCGTATTTAGCGTACTCTTCTATTAAGGTATCTTTTACTGATTCTTTATCTACTTTTGAAGATGTTAAATGTTCTAATACAGTTAATTTATTATTAACAAGAAAATTAGGATCTACTAAAGTATCATTATTTTGAGCTTCTAATAAACAGTACAACGCAGCTAGTGGAGTATAGTCTCTAACCTGAATTGCAAAGAAATCTTCTATATTGTATTGTTTCTTAATTTCTGATATAAGTCTATACTTCTGCTCTTTTAATGTCTGTTGACTTAATTTCCTAGAAATTTCAGTTATAGTTGAAATAACAGTTTCCGCTCTTGCTTCGCTTAAGCTATTGTTTTTAAGTATATACTCATAGAGTTTAAGCTCTTTTGCTAAAGCAGTGTGACCGCTAAAGTACTTCTTTAATATACTTACCGCAGCAGATTCATTCTGTGAGAGTGTATCGGCAGCAATCTGTTTAACTAGCAGTTCGTAGATTAAACCAGTATTTTTAAATTTCGAATGTTTTATCTTCATAATATACGGTTACTATATATAAATATGGGTTAGTCTTCTAAATCTTTAAGTTGTGACTCATCTAATAGTTTAGATTCACGTTCTTTTTTATTCTCAAAGACCATTTCCTTCTTCTCATTAAAGGAATCCTTAATTTGATGATATATAGTTTGTGCTTTTGTTGTGTTAGTTTCTTCTATATTTTCAGATACATTTTCATTGTCAGAGTCAAATCCTCCATGCATGCCGTGTACTCCTAAAGGATCTCTTCCTCCTGGTGCTGCATTGGTTCCATAAACTGACATTTTCTCTTTAGGTCTTCCTCCTTTAGCTGCTTTTTCATCATATCCTGGAGGTACATTACCTGAGCCTTTCTCTGTAGCAGTAGCTCTTCTACCGTACATAGATGCTAAATCATGAGGGGTACCGTAAGACCTACCGGATGATGCAGGATCGTTTCCTTCTGCTTCTACTTGTGCAATTCTAAAGGTCCTCTTAGCATCTTCTCTAACTAAGTCTCTCATCTCATTATACTTATCTTCTGATAAATTAAAGATATGGTCGTAAATATAGTCAGTAGAGAACATTTTAGATTCTTTCATCTGACTAGCTAGGTCAATTTTTTCTTTAAGTAGTGCAACTTTTTCTTGTTCGTATATTACTGAAGGATTGGTTAACTTGATTTCAAAATTAGTTAAGCTTTCTCCTGTAAATCCTTGAGTGTATAAATGTACTAATGCTATTTTTGTTAATTCAGATTCTACTATCTTCTGTATTCTCTCTACTGTTCTTGCGAATCTAATGTCTTCTGCTGCTAAAGTAGCTTTACCACTTAGGTCCCCTTCATAGCCGAAGTATGCCTTAGGTATCTTTAATGCCGCAAATAACTTAGCTTGAAGGTACTGTATGTCGTTAGTACCGTCATATTCCAACCCTTTGGTTGTTTCTATTCTTGTTGATGCATCTCCACCCCTAACTGGTACGTAGAAGTCTTCCATCATATTCTGCATATTAAACTTCAAATTGTATTGCCCTGTCTTAGAGTCTACAAATGGAGTTTTCTTCATAGTATTAATAGTCTTTTGCATAAACTGATCAACCTCTGCTGGAGGTATAGAACCAACGTTTACGAAGAATGTTCTCTTTTCTGGTGCTCTCATTATACGGTGTATAAGCATCGCATCTTCCATAAGAGTTAATTGTTTAAATATCTTTCTAGCTGGTTCGATGAATGACCTACCGTATGGTAAATAAGCATGATCTGATATTAACCTAAAGTGTGCTACCTCGTAGTTGTCTAAAGCAATAATTTTGCTATTTTGTGAAGGAATATAGTTAGGATCTTGAGTAGATGCTAAACCATCGGGGTTGATAGTGAACTGTACTTCTGAAGGCTTTTCAGGATCTACTCCTTCATGACGTGCCATATTATAGACTGTGTAAGGAAGTACGTTGTATACACCAAACTTTTCTGCTATTTCTAATTTTAAGAAATAATCTCCATGCTTACACATTCCTCTAACCCATGACCATAAGTTAAACTCAATGTTTAAAACATCGTAAAACAGATTATAAAGTACTCTCTGTAAGTTTTCATCTGAAGATTTAATAGCTAAAACTTCTCCCATATCATTCTTTAGGGTAGCTTCATCTGCTAATATATCTAGTGCAGAAGCTATTATAGGATCGGTGTCCATTGCTTCATAATCAGAATATAACTGTACTCTTAGTGTTTGGTAATTTAATACGGGATTAAATATATTCTTATTATTATGAATATGTAATCTTGAAAATCTATCAATCAGAGAGTTGGTTTCAAAGTTACCTGTTGTCTGTATCTGATTTATATCAGCTACCTTAAGCTCTCTTCCTCCGATGTTTCTAATAATTACATCAGAAGAGAAAAGTCTCTGTAGTCTTGGAAATAGTGATTTATCTGCCATTCAATGAATATTTTAATTCAGTATATATTATAAATAGCACCTTTATAATAACCAAGATATATCTTCTTGTTCACCAGTGCCGTTATCCATAAGATACGGATTATTTTGTTGTTCTCCAACTGTTTTCATGATTCCTTTGTTCTGAGCATTTAGGTTATGAAAAGATGATAATTGTGCTCTAGCTAAGTCTAATCCCTGTTGTCTCATCCTTAATGCAGTATCTCTTACATATAGTGCAGTTGCACAAGAGATAAGTAAATCATCATTGTAGTTTGTTTGGGCTTGAGGTTTACCGTTCTTCCATACAAAGACTCTCATTTCACCTATTAACCTTTTTGACTGTATAGTGACTCCTTTTTCACGTATATACTCAATCATCTTAGCGATAACGAGAGGTCTAGTTCTAACGGACATTGTAAAACCAGGTACAAGTTTATCTCTTTCAAATTTACTCATATAAGATTCTACTGTTTCTGTACTTGATGTAGAGCTGTAGTATAAATTCTTATATTCCCGTGTTATTATCTGTTCTATAGTAGCCCAACCTATATTTGCGTTTTCACATACTAAAAGTGCATCATTGTATTCTGATGCTATGCCTACAAGTACATTTCCGAATTCTTTAGGAGATATCTTACCTTTATATTCCCCAACCTGAACTGCATTTTCTATATCAAATACATGAAATGCAGAATAATCCGCCGAATCTCCTCTAGCGACATCTGCTACTACCATATAGGATTTAGTGAAGTCAACTCCTTCCCATATCCATAAGTTACCGTCAACACCTCTTCTCTCAAGAGGGTCTTTTAAGTATGTTTGTTCGTAAAATAACATATCATCTGGTTCGAATACAGTATCTCCAGAAGCTAAGAAATCACAGTCACACTCTTGTCCTGCCATACGAGGGCCTAGATCTCTATCTTGTTGATCTCTCCAGGTTTGGTTTCTCTCAGGATGCACTGTCCAGGGTAATCTTACTGGTAAAAATGAGTTTTCACCTGATTCAGCTTTATCCCATGTTTGATGAAACCAGTTACCAATACCGTTAGGTGTTGATAATGCCATACACTGTCCACCGGTTGCTAGGGTTTGTTGTGCAGCTGTAAACGTTTCTTCAATGTTATCAATAAAGGCTGCTTCATCGATAAGTAGTAGTGATACTGCCTCAGATCTTGCTGCATCGGCATTAGAAGATTTAGCTGTGATTTTAGATCCATTTTTTAGTCTAAGGGATAATTTGTTTTTCTCTACTGCAGGTAATTTTAACCATTTAGGTAGTTGATCATACATAAACATTGTCTTAGAAACTAGGTTACGTGCTGTTGCTTGTGTAGTTGCTAGTGCTAAAACGTTTTTATCTTTATGGAATAACATTAACCATAATGAGTACCCTGCAGCTAAAGTAGAGATACCTAGCTGTCTAGATTTTAAAGTAATAAGAAATTGATTATCTCTAAAGAGATGTAACACCTTACCTTGAAAAGGATATAGGTTAAATAGTATACGACCTCTAGTAGGATGCTGTATGTAACAGTATTTCTTCATGAAGTACTCCGGATCTTTCGCACACTTGATATACTCTTGTGCTATGATCTTTTTTATGTCTTGTGCCATAACTTATTTTGCTTTACCTACCGAGAGCCCTAATTTATCTGAATCATGGTTTGGGCTATTTTTTGTCTTGTGACTAACACTAAAGTTACCGGAATCTAATATATGATACTCTCCTTGAAGAGTTTTTTCATTAAGGAAATACTTTACGTACTTTACTGCAACGTAGTTGTTAAATATTTCCGTGAAATTAAAGTCTGGGTTTTGATTTATCTCTTTAACGAATTCTTTTTCAATTATTATCCTTTCAACATGAGACTGTTCATCTTCAGGTTTTTTCCCTAATTTAGGAAAATGTGGATAATCTTCTTTATATTTCTTAACTGCTTTTTTAAGGTCGTTACTTCCGAACTTTTCTATAGCAGCAAAGCTTCCTGCAAATACCGAATTATTAGAAATAATGTTGGTCAGTTCTCTAATCTTAGGAGATACTTCTCCATTTACTCTATCCGCTAACTTTATAACGTCTTCATATTTTACTGTATTTCCAACTGTTTTAGCTGCTTTAGCACTAACTTGTACTTGATCTTCTCCTACATGTAGAATATAATCAATTAATCTATAGTTACCTAGTTTAGGGAAAAATGCAGACTGTGCTTTTATATCTCTACCGTAGAGTAAAGCACCGTGAGGTTCACCAAAGTTCTTATTTACTTCATTAAAGAATCCTCTTGATAGTTCACTAATTTCTTCATCAGAGGGTTTATCTTTACCGTTAATTGAGTAGGTAAGGGCTTTTTTCTGAATCGGTGTTAGCTGTGTGTTGTTACTAATACCGGAGATTATTTCATTAGATAGCTGTGCAAGCGTTACTTCTTTATCTAAAGATATACCTAGTTCTTGAGGTTTAAGTTGAAAGTATTCTCCTGATTTTTCCCCTGTAGGTTTTAGAGTGATAGTTAGACCGTCTACTTTAAATTTACCTTTTTTGTTAAGTAAGTTAGGACCGTAATTATTAGATCTTTCAAACCTGTCCAATAATGAAGGTCTATCTTTAGTATATATAACTATATGAGTACTAGAAGCAGGTTTTATTTGTTCTTGCTCTACTCCGAAATCTAGCATTATTTTTTTTGCTAATTCTTTTGCTTTATCAGAAAGTACTTCGTAGTCTCTCTTTTCTATTTCCGTAAGGGTAGGGTCAAAACCAAATATAGATTCAAACAAAGCCATATCCTCTTGACTGTTAATGTCAGGATATCCTTTTTTGGTTTTATATGACCATTCTAGTAAGACTCTATCTATTAGATTCATATACTTACTCTTTTCTTTCTCCTATAATCGTTTGAGCGGCAGATGTAAATTGTTCAATTGCATCATGACACCAGTCGTTTGATGTTTGGTCATCCCATAGTTCAAGATCCTCTATTGATTCTAGTTCTGCTGTAAGTCCTTCTACTAATTCAATTAGAAGTTTTCTATTTTCCCAGTTCTTACCTCCCCAACTCTGAAGTTCGTTTAATGTAGTATTCGTATTAGCAACTTTAGGTTGTTCTATAGTACGAGTTTTATTCCATTTATGTACATCAAAATTATCTTTCATAGTATGTTTAATTAATTGTTATGATTCTGGATCTTCTGTTGGTTCTTCAAAGTCGACTGGCTCTCCTGTTAAGTCTGCTCCGCCGCCTTCTTCTCCGGTTTCTTCTCCACCTAAATCTGCAGGTAGGTCGCTATCTTCTCCTCCAGAAGCTCCTCCGTCTTCACCGGGGAAGTCTCCTCCTCCGCCGCTACCTCCTCCGCTTCCGGAGTCAGTATCTGTTTCTGCTGGTTCTTCAGAAGATTTAAAAGGACCTTCTTTATACAGTATCGCTAATTTATCTAGTGCTTGTTGATAATCGTTTATTTTATCAATATAGTACCTTTTACCCATTATCTGAGCTTCAAAGCCTGTACCTGTCCATTTTAATATGTAATCTTGACCATTTGCTAAGTTAACTCTAAATGATGTAGGTCTTGGTGATATCCAATCTATGCTTTCAACAAACTCTTTAAAGTCTTCTGTCTGTAATTTTATTAAAGTAGCTTTAAGAGTTGGAAATTTCTGAATCATTGTATCGGTAGCGTCTTCTAAAACTGTTTCTTTAGGTGCTTCCTCGTCTCCTTCTTCTTCCGGAGTTGGTTCATCTGCTTCTTTTACTAAGTCTAATTTATCAAATACACCCTTCTTACCTTTTACAGTAAAAAAGTCTTGTTTATGGCTATCAGTAAATTCAGTTTCAATTTCATGATCTTCTCCTTTACCGTTCTTATCTTTTAATTTAACTAAATCACCTACTGCTTCTTCCATAGTGCGTCTCATTCTCATAAGCTCGTATTGATCAGGTCTTTCATTTCTAAGGTAGCTTTGAAGTTTTCTAAAGTTAGTTTTAATTAACTCAAATAATTCTCTTGCTTTCTTATCTGTTCTGATGTCCTGATTTCCAACTAGTTTTTTTATATCTTGGACGATATCGGAAAAATTAGAATAAAGCCCTTCAAAAGAAGGTAAGCTAATTGGCTTATGGCCTACTTCTCCTGTTGTATCGTTAACAGAGATAGTTTTGAAGTAAGTAGACATAGTTGAAGACACAAAATCTTTTTCTGGCCATTTCGATATACCGTACCTATCTTCAATACTTTTACGTACTGATGCTGGTAATTCTTCTAGTCCGAGGGTTTTTGCTTCTCTTTCTTCAGATACTTCAGCGTATGCTTCTAATATAAGTCTCTCTAATTTATGCATATTATTTAGTTCTACAGTGTTTAGCTCCTTTTAAGTAAGGTCTTTTACAGTTACCTTTAACGTGAACTCTACCGCATTTACCGCAGCAAGTTGCTTCTTCTTTTATTACTTCCTTCTTACTTAAGTTAATTGCTGCTAATCTTACTTTTAATTTCTTTATTTCAGCTGCATATCCCTTAGGATTTTCCTTTTGAAGTAATTTTATTTCCTTTTCTATATCTTTATCAGCAACTTTGTTTTCATTTATATCAGCATCAATTTCGAATTTTGTAAATTTATCTACATCGTTGATACTTTTAATACGAACTCTTTTACCGTCCTTATCTAAACCGTATACTTTAGATCCATCATTAGA